GTTTGCGGTCCTTTTTAGAGCGATGCTCTGAACTTCAGGAAATGCTATGCCTACCAAATACACCCCACCTGCACTTATTGCTGAGGATCGTACACAAACGATCCACCGCATTACAGGTCCTAACGGATCTGAGAGCGTTTGGCGAGCTTCTCTCCTGCCGGGCTCCGACACATATGAGGAGAATCCTCAGTGGCGTGAGCAAATTGCGCGAGGAGAGGATGCGACCACAAGTCGCAATGCCACTCGCTATAAAGTGCTTGTATGGCAGCCTGCGAAGGCGGTCATAGTTCGCGGAGATTGGACTCAGAAAAGTTCTCTTTCCGTCATCATGGGGTCGTTAAGGTCGGTGTCGCATGACTTGAATGCCATTGATACCATCGCCATTAAGAAAGCCCTAAAAGAAGTTTCCACCTTCGACGGTGGGACCTTCCTTGGGGAGATCAGAGAGACTCTGGGCCTGATTCAGGGTCGATCGCAATCCTTGCTGAACCAAGTGATTGGTTTTCACAAGAAGCAATCTCGCGTCAGACAGCATCTGTGGAGCGATCCAAAGAGGCTGTCGAAACGTCTTTCCCAAAACTGGCTCGAGGCAGTCTTCGGGTGGGCGCCGCTTATTCAAGACGTCAACGACCTGTATGCCGTGCTCCAAAAGAAGTTTTCGGAGTCTACACGGATCGCAGTGCGCGCGTCGGCGAAGAGCGACAGAATGGATTCTATCCAGAGCACCCATTACGGAGTCAACTTTGAGAAGGTCAAGCTAACTCAGAGTGTGCTGGCTCGTGTGCGCATATCCTACACCGGTGAGGTTGAGCCGATCGTCCAAACGAATGCGGACCTGGCTTCACAGCTAGGGCTTTTTCCAGATACAGTCGCCTTGACTGCCTGGCAATTGCTTCCGTACTCGTTTCTGGTTGATTACTTTTCCAACGTCGGTGATCTGCTGGAATTGCAGGTTCTGATCAATCGTGTGAAGCCAGTTTGGCTAAGCAAGTGCGTAAAGTATGAAGAGTTAAACCTCAACATGCTTGAGCACGTGCCCTTCCTTCCTGGCGATCTGATCACGAAGAAGCAGATAGGCCAAGCGCTTATCAAGAAAGAAAGAATCGTTAGGTCCAAACTCGCGTCATTCCAGTTTCCTACGTTGGAGTTTTCAGCAAATGTTAGCCTGAAACAGGTTCTCAACATTGCGGCTCTGACTAGGTTGCGACTGGATGATTTAAAGTGGAAACCTGGCGTTGTTTAACCTTTTCTCCTCTTGAAGGAAGATGTAAAGTGATAAGTTTCACTTCCCCCGTTACAGGGGCAGCCGTCTCGGGCTTGACTAGCCCGACATTTACTCTGGTTTCCGACTACTACCCTGATGGGCAGAACGGTAAGCAGAGCTACGTCAGCGCGTTAGGGGGGACTCAGACGGGTGCTACCGTGCACTCCGTTTCGTCTCCTTTCACGATTGCTGCCACGAGGCCAAAAGTCTTAAAGCAGCGCGCTGCCTTAAACGGACAGGGACAGCTTGTCAACAATGGCAAGAACACCTATGGTATCATCACGCGGAAGGGGGCCACTCCGGCCGCCGACCAAGTGGATCAGATCATACTGATCCGGACCGAGGTATCTGTTCCGGCCGGTGTGGACGCTTATGACCCCGCAGAACTTGCGAGCGCCATCAGCTGTCACATCGGCTTTCTCTCGAGCAACTCGAGTGGACTGTTCGACACCTGCAAATCCGGAGGCCTGTAGGCCCCAGTATAGGAGACTAGAGAGATGTCAAGTAGACTCGCTCTTTGCGCAGCTATCAGTAGGGACATTAACACCTACAGTAACTGGTTGGAATGCGACGCAATCGAGGCCGACGTCCGCTTCGCGGCGGCTAGGTCTCTCGAGAAGTCGCTGACCAAGAAGATGATAGAGGTTGATGATACTGTCGAGATAGGTGCAAGCCAGGAACGCTCCAAAAGAGCTATTACTCGGTTTTTAGCCTCCAACGAACGGTGTTGTCGTGCCTACTCAGATGTTGAGCAGAAACGCTTGATTAATGAGATGGCTCATAAGGCCCACAGGCAGCTTCCTGAGCTGTGGTGGGACCAAATTATCGCCTGTGCACGTCATGGCCCAGGTGCCTCTATCGGCTCAAAGGGGCGTAACAGCAACTTTGAGAAGTTCTTCTGTAACCAGATGACTGCAACCGATTTCTCGTTGTACGTAGAGTACGCGAAATACATCGAAGGCTTTCCGACGTGGGCTTTAGCTGAAAAACAGCGGCGAGCTCTGTGGGCGGACCATCCGGTGTGTGAAATCGTAGCAGGTAGCAAACTTTCGACGGTCCCTAAGAATTCGGAAACAGATCGCGTGATCTGTACCGAACCCGTCTTAAATGGGTTCTTCCAACAAGGCATAGGCTCCATCCTGGAGTCCGTGCTTCGGCGGGAGTACGGCTATGATAAGGCTAAGCAGCCGAATCGCAACCGTTATTTGGCCCATTTGGGATCTCTCCGTGGGAACATTGCCACCATCGACCTGAGTGATGCCTCAGATTCCATATCAATGGGTCTGGTCAAGGCGTTGCTGCCGAGCGACTGGGTTGCCGCTATTGAGGACACAAGGTCCCCGGTAACACAGTTGCCAAATAAGGAAGTCATCACCCTCAATATGGTGTCATCGATGGGGAACGGTTTCACGTTCAACCTGATGACATACATCTTCACCTTGGTGCTCCACGTAGTTGCGGATCGCCGAGGGGAAAACATTCACAGATCCCTCTGTGGGGTGTTTGGTGATGACATCTGCTGTCCAACTGATTGGTATCAGGATGTCCTTGATGCTCTCGTACTATTAGGCTTCACGCCAAATAAGGAAAAGAGCTTTGGGGATGGACTGTTCCGTGAAAGTTGTGGCACAGACTGGTACCGTGGCGAGAACATACGAGGTGTTTACATAAAGCGTTTGGCCTCTCTGCAGGATGTATATTCTGCGATTAATAGGTTGAACCGCTGGAGTGTCATCTTCCGTGTTCGACTACCAGAAACAAAGTCATTCCTATGGGAGCTTGGCGCGCGCTATCATCGTGAGATGAAAGTTAAGCGCAAAGGGGCGTTCCCGAACTATGTCCCATTCGACACGGCAGTCACGTCAGGCGTACAGGTGCCCAGCCTCTCAGCTGGATATCCTGTAACGTATTACGCGTGGGTGCCAACGCGGAAGCAGTTCGCTATTTTCGCTAGGAATGAGCTAGATCGAACTACCTGGGCTTACGATAAGATCAAACCAGCCTACAACAATTGGCCGGGAGTAGTCTTGTCTTGGGCTTCAGGGTGGATACGCAAGGGATGCCTTTTACGCCGCCCTGACGAAGTGGTGTATAAACGGCAGAAATGTCTCACCCTCGGGTGGAACTACATACCGCCGTTACCCTGGCAACGTCGCGTCACCGCAAGTGACTGGACCGAAATCCTTATGATCCGTTAGTCGCGGTTAGTAAGGCCTGCTTGGAAAGCATCAACCCCTG